TTCCCACTTGTACGTAGGTAAATCAGCGTATTCATCTTCGGTTTTGTAATAGGGTTCTCTTTTACTCCCCATCATTATTGGTATCTTTCTATAGTTCTCAGGACTCCATTTATTGAAGTATCTTTTTACTGCTGAATAAGGTATGTCTAACTCTTTACTAATTGTGCTAATTGGTTTACCTTCTAATACTTTCTTTAGGATATTCAACATATCGTTGTGAGTTATTTCGTATGGTCTCATAGTATTTCTCTTACTCGTTCTGCTGATAATTCTACTACTTTGTTTTCTAGCATCAAGTCTAGGTATCTATCTGAACTAATGTTCTCGTAGTAATCGACAATATAAGAATTATCTTTATCTAAATCAAAATAAATTTCCATAAAATAAGCCTGACCATTCTTGTGAAACACATGGCCTAAGCTGCAATCGTCTGTAATATCGTTGCATATACGCTCCATTAGAAAGATGATGTCCTCCCACTCAAGCTCAAGCCGGTGGTCTTTCTCCATGCTGTCTATGAAGTCATATGTTATTAGTATTTGCTTTGGGTCCACGATAGATTTCTGTATTAATTCCATGTTCTTGTAGTTCTTGTAAGCGGTACTCCTGTAACTTAGATACTCTTCCTTTAGGTGTCTTAACTTCTGAAAATAGAACGTCTGCACCTGGAGGTATAGCAAGTAAGTCTGGAATACCATTCTTGTTGGTTTTTATTAATTTAATTACGTAATATCCTTCAGCCTCTAGTTCCTTGATTCGGTGTGTTTGGATTTGCTGTTCTGTCATAACCTTGCTTTCTACAAAGTTAAAACATTATTTGCTTTCCCTATTATACTGTCAAGGACTTCGATTCGCTCTTGGATTCTTTCTTTTAAAACAGCGGTCTCTGAATGACCGTGCTCATTGTTACGGAGTATACGTTTTAACTCCATAATATTATTATAAAGGCACGAGTGTAGTATGAACACTTGGTCTTCGGTTAGTTCAATTGTAGGCATAGTCTCTTTTAAAATGTTTTAATGTATAATCTTTTTTGTTATTAACTGCTTTATATATTTTACTCTCTATACCATTCTTGGCAAATATCCAGTAAATTTTATTGTACAACCTATCCTTAGTAGTCATACGATCACGAGACTGCCAATAACTTGTTGCACTAAAGTCAATGTTGTAATATACTAAATACTTAGCCTTTCTCAAAGAAATACCTTCACGACCACTAACGATTTGTAAAGCTATGTTCTTGTCTGTGTTGTTGAACTCGTCAATGTCTGTAGTTAAGTTGTCGCCAAACATATCCTTCAATGCTTTTAGTTCTGCCTGAAACTTGTAGAAGATACCTATCTTTTGATCCTTGAATCTTTCTTTAATAAAGTTAGCTTTGTTGTAGTCAAATACTACGCTGTCTTTAGATTCAAATATAACCGTACCTGAATACATTTGGTGTAGCTTCTGCATCAACTTAACTCCTGTATCAGCTAACACTACATCATCAGACTCTTTTCTTTTTACTACCCTGTGCTTCTGTAGATATTTACAAGTGCTGTATGTTCTCGGGTCCATATCTACATATAATATCTCTTCATCAATCGTAGATTTAAATCCAGCTTGTTGCTGAGTGAAAGAAATAGTATATGGTTCCATAGCTTCGATAACTAAGTTTCTTCTTGTGTTTGAATAATCTGTAGCTACTCTGATACCATACTGCACCTGCTTCTTATTAACGTAGTCATCAGCCCATCTATAAAAGTTTTTGTAATAGCTAAACGGGTTGTTCTTACATCCATAAACTTGGTGATACATTTGAGAAAAACTTTCAGGGGTAGGTGTACCTGACATCAGGATTAACTTAGAGCCCCATGTTTTTAAATCAGAAGCTAATCGTTTAGCCCGTGATGATGGTTTAGGAAACGCTCCCAATGAATGAGCCTCGTCTGCCACAATGACATCAGGACAGAAGCCTAAACTAATTTTGTGTGCGCTCTCATAGTTTATAACCTTGAGGTCAAACCCAGGATCATACATAGCATAGTCATCTTCGATAGATGATATAGCTTTCTTTTTAGTGAGGAATAAAACTCTCTGTGCACCAATCCTCTTGCATATTCCAAGTGATGTTAAGGTCTTACCTGTTCTTACCTCCATCGATAAGTACAGCATACCTTTATTATTTAATATCACAGCACCACGGCTTATGATATCTTTCTGATAATCTCTAAACTCCATAAAATAAAATTTGGTAAAAGTAAGGTGTCTTAAAACATTGTTTGCTTTATGTCGTGTAACACCTTACATCTTTCGTATTGTTCTTCTTCTTCGTAGTACTCTATGAGTAAATCATATATGTCTTCGTAGTCCTCAAAGTCTTGATTAGGTTCCACAAGAAACATCACAGGGAAGTCACTAGTGTTATCACGAAGTAAGTCATCAAATGTTTTCTGACAAGTAAGTAAGTAGTATGTGTTATCTACTATCTCATCAAGTACTTCGTTTACTAATTCCTGTGTAACTTTTCTCATATCTTTAACTTTGTTTGTTCTATTGGTTTTGGGAATACAAAATATATGCCAGCGTTATCTCTGCCTTGTTCAGCTTTTTTACCTGTCATCATTTCACACGCTACCCTCATCCATTTATTCCATTTACTATGAGCCATTTTAGTATAATCAGGATTCTGTAATCCAAACTCAACACGAATGGAATTACTATTTATTTTCTGATCATACGGAAACAACTCACGGTTTTCTTTTATAAAGGTAACGAATTCTCGGCAAGTAGCTAACTCAAAGTTCCTACTCTTTACATTCTTTAACGGTGCTCCTTTCAATCCATCCTTTAAATATATCTGTAAACAAGAAATCATAAAGTTGTCAAACTTACACCACTCATCTACATTCCAATCATTAAAGAACAAACATCCAAACTCATGCACAGGAGTAAACGTCTTTGAATAGTGATTGTAAAACTCTAACTCCCACTTACGTCTTTCGAATGAACTACCGATTCCTCGTATAGGATAATTAGTAGTGATGATTACTTTAGGTGACTTTTCAAATGGTATCTTGATTGCATCTCTGTTTTTCTTTTCTAAGGTAACACCTTCAGTAATTACACTAAACAATCTCTCAAACTCAAAACCTTTTCTCACATCATCAAACGTAAGAATCTGCGTGTCTACTGAAACTAACTGAAATGCAAATGACTTCTCAAAGTAAAACGACTTACCATCAATACTGATGTTCTTTTTAAGTTGAGATAACCCTTGTACAAACAATCCTTTTCCTGTACCACCTTCAGGTTCTTCCGAATCATTTTCATCGTGTATGATAACAGCTGGACAATAACCTGGATTCTTAAATCCGTGTAACAGAAAACCAACTGTACTCATTACAGCTAACTTTCTTGTCTCATTGGAATGACATATGTTACTAATAAACTTAGAGTACATACAATCCCTGTCCTCACAATAATCAAAGTCACGATTTATAATCTGATCCTTCCACACAAAACCACTCAAGTTATCATACTCAATGGGTTCAATGTGGTCGTGTGTAACTTTCAATGCGTGGTTTCTAAAATATAAATAAGAGAAGTCTTTCGTATCTTCAATGAAGTATATTTTTTTATAAGACAAAAGAGACAAGAAGTCCTCCTTAAAGTATCTTGTTTTCTCTGCAAAGTGATTGTAGATAGACAAATCCTCTAACTCCAACAAGTAATCCAATACGAAGTCTTTAATTCTATCCTCAGTAGTTGTATCAATTACATTCGATTTAATTTTTATGAAGATATAATTATTACTATCATCCGGACTGTACTTGTAGAAACCTCTTGTCTCTAAAAATTGTTTGAACTTAAACGGTATAATACTGACTGTACCCCGTTCTGATTTTACCCAGAAGTCTGCGTTGTCGCTCCTCTCTTCTTCTTTCCTTATAGCTCGGTCTATTATATCGCCCTCGTACCCCTGGGTTTTCAGTAGAGAGCGAATCTCCTTTTTTGGCACACCATTTTTTAGATTCGTTTTTATTTGGTCCAAAGTCTTGGTGTCCTCAAAGTATTTACTATTAAAGCTAGAAGTGTTTTGATATGCGCTGTTGATTGTAGTGTTTAGTTCAATGAATGAAAAACCATTACCAACATACTCAGACATTGCAAAGGTCGCTTGGTTTTTGTCAACACCAAAGTCATTCATGGCAGCTGCCAATATAAAGATGTTGTTGTTACGCTGACCTTCAACCATACCATACTTGTTTTCCCACCACGTTTTTAATCGCTTGATGATTTCGTTTTCATCCTCAACAACTAACGTAGCTGGTGTACTATTGTATTCGTATTGTTCGTGATTTACAACCTCAACACTTGTGTATTCTTCGCTGTCTGTATTTATGTACAAGTCATCATCAAAGCTTTCATAACAAACCCTCGATATATTCTTACATGTAATATCAAACTCTTCGCAGTTGTAATAATCTTGGAGTGACAAGAAGTAACGCTTATGGTTCTCAATTTCTTTTGGTATCTTAACCAACACCTTGAGTCCGTTACCGCTTGGAGATATGAACACGCTGTAGGTGAACTTATCTTTAGTTAATTCTTTTTTCTTTTTAAGTAGTAAATCTTTTGAACTAAACCCATCAAAGTCTAAACAAATAAGACCGCTGTGATTTAATATTGACTTATCTTTTCTCTCTGAAAACTCCCCACTAAAACAGATAGCAGGTAATTGTTGTTTCAATAAGTTTCTCTTCTCTTTGTCTTGTTCTTTCCTAATTTTAAGTATTAGTTCTTTTGACTTACCATCTTTAATCCGATCAAGAATCACATCAACATTCCTATAAAAAGGTATCGATGTATCTTTAACGCTTTTAAAAATAGTTATTCTCATGTGCAAAAAATAAAGGAGGTGATGAATCCCAAACAACCAAAACTGGGTGGGGCCTTCGCAGTTACCCCCACCTCCTATTATTAATCAATACTTAAAATGGTAAATCCTCATCCGCAACAGGAGCTGCAGCTTTTGGTTTTACATCTTCTTTCTCAGCAACAACAGCCACGCCATCAGTCCAAGTTACTTTGCCGTTACCAACATAGTTTCTTTTAGTTCCAGCATCTCTTTGTTCTTTTGTCATAGCTTCCCATGTGCTAGCATTGTTCCCGTACTTAGTAGTGTCATCTACATACGTAGTTACTTCTAAGAATTTTCCTTTTTTCAATTTAGTCTTATCCACTTTGGTAAGATCAATGTAATGGTTTAATATAAGTGCCATACTATTTGTTTTTTATTTATAATGTTTCGTTATGATAATATTGAGTGATGTCTTCAGGTGCGTCCTTTGTAAAGAACTTCTCATAAACATCAATCGCTGCGAATACTTTTTGTTTCCCGTACTCAAGGAATGTTTCAGAGCAATCAAACAAACCTGTCTTGCAACTGTGCTTTTCAACTACAATAAACACCATTGGTCTATTGAAGAATTGTTGGTACAGCCATGCCTGACTATCATAGTTATATTTTCTTGCTGAGTATTTGAAGTCATCTAATGATGAGGTAGTCTTCAGGTCTATGATAAGTTCATCGGTTACTATATCCGCTTTCCCTTTCCATAGATGTCCAGCTACTTCTTTTATAGCAGGTACTTCAAACTCGTTGCCACGCTTGTACATCATATCATAGAAGTCAAGATTCATACGTATAGCTTTCGCCATATTAGTTAACATCTCTACTTCCTTAGTAAGTAACGCTTGTTTCCCAAATGATTTGTAAGCCTTTGTTGTTCTTGTCGATGCATCAACTACATCAAACTCTTTTAATTTCTGTGGCTCCAACAAATCCGTGTGGAAGTAACGTCCTTGTAGCATTGCAACTGTGGCTTCCTTTTGAACTCTAAAGTCTTTAGGATTGTTTAGCAATGCTCCGATGTCAGAGTTAGATAAATAGTTGCGACCAAACTTACCATAGTAATGTTCATCACTTCTTAACTTCTCTAACTCTGTCTTATATTGTGTAGGTAGCTCGTCTATTGTCATGTCTTCACGTACTTAGATAACTCATCCACTATTGTTGGTCTGACGTTATACTTCTTAGATAATGTTTTGATTAGGTTTTTTAATCCTTGTTCTTTATTTTCAATTATCCAAGTTAGTACTTTCTGCCAATTCTCATCCTCAATTTCTAAATTAATTAGTGGTTTGTTAGTAACTACTGGATTAGCATCTATCAAATCTTCACCCGCATAAACAGATAATCCAAGACCGTGTAAAGCTAATGCTTTAACAGTTGATCTTTGAATAGATGTGTTTACATCGAAGCTTGTGATTTGGTCTAACTTAATAGAACGTGGTCTACCCGATGTGTTCATGATAGGAAGGTAGTCAATGTATTCTACTCCATTAATCTCAACGCCAACTTTTACCCAAGCTGTGTTGCCATCTGTGAAGTAATTCATACCATCTTCTGTTTCATAAACAGTTCTTGTCAATGTAGGATATAACTTCTTAGCATATGCCCAAGCGTGTGCCCAGGATAGGTAAGATAGTTGTCCTTTCTTTTCTACTTTCTCTGAAACTTTTACAGCAGAAAGCTTGTCATAAACTGACTTTGTTTGTGTCGCCATATATATATATTTAGGGGTTAATATTCAATTCGTGCTAAGAACTTAGCTACATATTTGTCAAGCTGCTCATCATCTTCCATAGCTTTTTCTATCTCTTTTATTCCATATGAATGTGTAGAGTGTGCTACTTGATGACCTATAGTTTCCATTAATCTAATGGTGTCTTTAGGTTTGTACCCTACTGTTTTACATAAGTAATAAATAAGGTAACGTGCTTGTGTTACATGATTGTTCTTAGTTGTTTCTACGAGGTCGGATTCACGTATCCGCATTTGTCTACAGACATCTGAGACTATCTCGTCAAAGGTAGTGTAATCTATCATTAGT